TGAGCCAGGTGCTTGTAAAATATTAGTTACAACAGTAAATAATAACGTTCCAGAAGAATCCCATTTTTTAATAACTACTTTTCTAGGATCAAAAGAAGGAGTATATTGTTTATAAATGTAAACAACACTATCATCAGGACCTACCGTCAATTGATTAAGATTCGCAAAATCTTGATTAACTGTTTTTCTCCATTGTTCAACTCCAGATGAATTAACCTTTACTATATCAACATTATAACCACTACCAGGATAATCATCGTATATGATATTATCGTTTGTATCTACCGCAACTAAAGTACTTGTTCTACCTGTTGTTATATTTTGTATTAAAGAACCTGTAGTCATATTCCAAACTTGTACTGGTGATCTATCATATACAGGTTGGGAAGAATAACCCCAATCACCTGCGGTTATAACTCTATCATTACTATCTACCATAATTGCAATAGTACCATATGAATGTCCTGTTACTGTTAATAATTCACTACCTGTCTCCGCACTTAATACACCCCATTCAAACGGTCCACTTACTTTAGTTTGTGCGTATGTATAAACCACTTTACTATGATCCATTGATAATGCGGTGTTGATAGGATCGTAACCAGAACTAAATATTAAAGTTTCCCAATCTTTACTACCATCAACAAACTTAGCAACTGATTGCCCTAAATTACTAGGTGAATAAACTTCTTCATTATCATTCATCGCCCCTTGAAGTATTTGATAATTCTGAATAATACCATCTGGTAAAATCCAATCAAAAATTCTATCACCAATAGAAGAATATAATGAATTATATCTAACACCACCAACATAACCCGCTTTTTGTATAAGATAATAATTTCCATCTAATGTTCTATGTCCCGCACCTGAAGAAACTCTATTATCTAATGCAGTTAAAGGCCATTTACCAAATGTCAATTCACTACCAGTATTATAATCAAATAATCTTACATATGATGGATCTTGAAAATTATCATTAATTATAATATGAGGCGTAAATTGTGTTGTTGCGGTAACTGTTGTATTAATAGATTCTTCACTACCTAATAGAGTTTTAACTTTAAACTCATATGTATTACCACTAGTTAAACCTGTAACTGTATAGTATTCATTTGAAGTTGTTGCAGTTCCTATTGGACTTACATAACCATTTAATCCCCATTCTAAACCATATTCTTCACCAACATAACCATTACCATCCCAATCTAAATCAACACTAGTAGTATTAGTATACGCAGATAGATTAATAGGTGGTGTTAATGGTAAAGTTGTAAATCCTACTTTATCTGACCAATCAGAATAAACTCCTACTGAACATACTTTTCTAACTCTTGTTTCGTAACTTGTATTTGATGTTAAACCTGTAATAGTGTAGGTTGTACTGTCATTAACAGTATCAGTACCTTCAGATGAAGTTGAACCACTTAAAAACCATTCTACTTCATAATCTCCGGGTTCATCAATTTCATATCGTATAATAACAACTCCTGATCCACCTAAACCTGCACTAGATGCGCTAGGTCCGACACCTCCGCCTCCACCACCTGTGTTAGGAGTACCATTGCCACCAATATCAGTGTTTGCACCACCATTACCACCGCCACCTAAACCACCAGTACCTGCGGAACCACCAGAAGAAGTTCTTTTACCTCCTCCACCGCCACCAGCGTAATAAGTAGGTGTACCATTAATATTTATTTCTAATCCATCTCCACCATCACCTGCGATACCTGTTGATGGTGCACCACTACCGTCTCCTCCGACTTCTGAGGCACCACCGCCTCCACCACCGACTTGTGCGTCTGCACTACTAGTAGAACTTTGTGCGGTACCACCATCAAATCCTTGTCCTAAAATTCCTGTACCACCTAAATAATTTGTTGATGAGAAAGTTCCTGCACCTCCACCACCAGAACCACCGTTTCCGCCAGTTCTTGTTCCTGTAGAAGTTCCATATCCACCTCTACCACCACCTGTGGCAGTAAAAAGAGTATCTAATGATGAATCATCTCCATTTGTATTCTGAAGTCCTCCATCACCAACTGTTATTGTATATGTATCTGCGGTTAAAGATAATGTTGATGTACCTACATTTGTTAATAAACCACCCGCACCACCGCCTCCTGTTCCTGAGTTAGTAGACGGTGCACCACCGCCACCTCCACCGGCAACAACTAAGTATTCTACATCAACATCTGTTAAAACCTCAAAAGTTCCTGATAAGTTAAATGTATGGACTGCGTAAAAAGTACCACCATCATTAATAATACTGACTTGACCACCAGTGGCTTTAATAACTCCCCAACTTAAATCCGCAGTAAATACTGTTTCGTTACTTACTAACAAATTTAATGGTATTGGACAACCATTTTCACTTATATATCTCCAGGGGTTAATTATATATGGCATATTCTTTAAATTTTTTTAATCGTTTGTAATCCAAGTAGAAATTCCAAACTTAATTCCTAAACTTTTTCTAATATCTTCTGAATTCGCATTTAAATCTGTAGTCCAACTAGTTTCTATAAGGTTATCATCTTTATCTAAAATATCATATTCTTTATATTCGTATGATATATCAGTTGGATTACCTTCTATATCTAACATAACGTCAGATTTAATTTCTTCTCTTACTACTATTTTTTCCGCAATTTTTCTCATAATTATACTGTTTCTCCAATTAAATAAATCTTCGCACCTGTCGCACCAGTTCCCGCCTGTACTATATCTACAGTAATTCTATCGTTATCACTAACACTAGATGAACTAATAACTGGTGGGACTAACGCAGTTGAAGAAGAGTTTTCGTTTGAGTCGATTGTAATGTTTGTACTTAAAATACTAACACCATTTACCTTAATATCAAATTCAGATATAGATGATCCTGATGTTGTCAAAGACGCTTTAACATTTGTTAGATTAAACCCTCTAGGTGCGTATATTGTTGTAACACTAGTACCTGTAACAATTTGTGTTGTTTCATCAGATAACGCAAAAGATGTATCATATGGTAGGTTAGTTAAAATACCTGATACGTCTACATTAAATGTTGTTGATACATCATTACCTACAAACTCTAATTCTTCTGTTCCTGAGTTATAAGTACCTCCACTAACATAATAATTGGTATCAGTATCGACTAACGAAGATACATCTACAGAAAAAGTAGTTAATGGGTTATTACCAACAAAATCTATTTCCTCAGTACCTGAATTATAAGTACCACCAGTAACATAATAGTTAATATCAGAACCAACTAACGCAGATACATCTACATTAAATGTTGTTAACACATTATTACCTACAAACTCTAATTCTTCTGTTCCTGCATTATATGAACCAGACGTTGTATAGTAGTTGTCTCCTGATCCTCCACCAATGACGTTTACTCCTAGATTACCATCGTTATCTAAATTTACTAACTTAAAGAAGTCATATTGATTATTTACGTTATTACTCATTTTAAAATGTTTTATTTAATTTTATCCTTCATATACCTTCAGATAACCTTCAGGTGTTAATTCTATTTTTTTAAATGTATTATATCTATTAACACCCTTTTCTGTTGGTGTAACTTTAGGTACAATGACAATATTAACATTACCATTCTCATCTAAACTGATTTTTTCAAAAAATTCTTTCTCCGACATAATTATTTATTATTAAATAGTCTTTTCTTTATTTTGTTTATAATCTAATATCGTTTCCACTCAATCTAATATTAAAGGTATAATTGAATATCTGATCATTTAATGAATTTTTAAGTTGTATCGTATTCTCTTCAATCATACACGCAATTAAATCGTTATCAGGTGTCTGTACATATACTGATGATGATTTCATTAAATCTTTCATTAAGAATACTTCTTCGTCTTCTAACCATCCACTGTTAAGTGTTATCTTATCTCTACTTCTACTGAAATAATTCTTTTCTCCTCTACCATAAGAATCATAACCAAATGTATCATTATCCCAATTACCCTCTGTCTGATAATAGGTTTTTCTCTCTACCTCTGTAGAATGTTTAGATAAATAAATAAATGGATATGATAACCAACTACCTAACTTATCTTTCCACATTAAATGGTAGATATCGTATTTAGAACAATCATCATTTAATTCAAAGAATATCGTATTCGTAATAAGTGAATTTACAGGATCCCCTAAATAAGTTCTATAATATGAAATATCAGAAGTTATTCCTGATAATGGTGTACCAGAAATAGTAACTAAACTTGTTGAGTTTAATAATTGATCGATTCCTACTGGATAATGATAGTCATACATTGACGCAGAACCACTCAATTTACATTTTAATAGTAATGTACCATTTGAGTTATAAAAGTCGAAGAATGGTTCTCCATCGTATTGTGGATCTACTTCTTCTTTATGTACCAATAACCAACTCTTAGTTGATTGTTCTATTCTATGTTTATAAGTCCCTCTTAATATTGTTGATATGTTATTATCAGATGGTGGGTTAGTAGGTATTACTATTGGTTTTACTACATACTCATTAAACGCATCAACACTATATTCTAAATTAGTAAATCTGGCGTTATACGCCTTTTTATTGTTAATTCTTTCTATATCATAAATTGATTTTTCTTCTCTATTTAGAGATCGTATATACCCACCAATAGGACTTGTACCATCAGTCCATATTTTGTTTGTTGCAACTACCACTCCACTTAATAATGGTTCATAATAAATATCTAATACAGTTGCGTTACCATTATATTCAGGTCTCGCCATACCAGTTATTGTTCCACCCTCTACAGGTGTACCAACAATCCAAGGTTGATCAGTTACTAATGAATAACTATCAGGTACTGATGTGACTGTCTTAAATCCATTATATGAAGGATTTGTTACTTGTCCTGTAACATTTACTGTGGTACCAGTTCTAAAATTATGTGTTTGGGTTGTCGAGGTAAAACCTACATTACCAGTACTAAAGAAGTTATCATAATAATTCCAAACATCTTCATATTGTTGAATATAAATAGAATCACCAATATTTAATGGTACATCATCAGGATCAGTAATATCAGTATTTAAAAATCCTACCGTACCACCCGATATAAATAAATTGTCTTCAAAATAGTATATCGCCCTTTGTTCAGTACCTATCGATAAGTCATATCCAAATACAGTGTTTGGTGCCTCATATACTTCATTAACATCTTCTAAATCTTGTGTTACAAAATCTTTAATCGTATTACTTAAATCAATTTTCGCCTCACCTTCTAAATCAGGTCGTAATCTATATTTGATTACTTTACCAATAAACATATTACTTACACCTAAAGATAAAAATTCATTAATTGCAATTTGTGTACTAGAAGGAATTTGTGATATAATATAATAACCACTATAATTAGGATCGTTACTATCTTGTATAAATACTGTATCACCCTTTTTAAAGTTATGTACTGATGTAAATCCCAATATTGACTGAGATGTATATGTAATACTATCGACTTGTAATTTATCCCATAAGATATTAATCACATATTTATATTGTTCTGTTATTGTAGAGGCGGAATCCGATATCCTAATCGGTATCGCCGAATATCCCGCCATATAATCATCTGGTTGTACTAATATATCCATTATCTATAATTTTTATTTAATTCTTCAAATTGGTAACCCATTATTTCTTCTACATTCTTTAATAATGTATCCTCATACTTCTTTTGGAATGTTGGTGATGTCTCTATTTCTTTAATTGTATCCGCAATAACATTTGTAGGTTCTATCCCAAATTTAAATATTTTTCTCGCAATAGGAAATACGGCGTTCTGTGATATACCCTTTAATCTCGCCCAATCTGATATCGCCCGTAAAGGCGGATATTTACCGGGGTTTCTACCTTTATCTACCCACTCCAAATAATCATTACTTTCTAAAATTATAAGTATCTCTTTCGCCTTCTCCTGTAATTTAAAATTTATAGAATTAATTAATGCGCCTGACGCAACCTTTTTGTTCTTCTTTAAAAAGATTGTTAATATCTTAACATAATCCTTACCGAATTCTTTAAGAGTTTGTTTATCATATAATTCTACCTTCTTACTCATTAATAAGTTTTTTGTAATGTGAATATTTGACTATAAATACTGTTACCAACTAACGCATTATCCCATTCTAAGGTAATATCTAAAGTGTTTGGTACTGTTGTATCAAACGTAGTATTATTTTGATCTGTAAACTCAAATCCTAATATCTCAGATGAGTTCTTTTTAATTGTTTGGAATGTACCCAATGTCATTATATTTCCAACTCCTGTGGTACCTGTATTCCTTATAGTAAAATCAATTTCAATTTTAAAAGTATCATCACTATGTGTAGTCAATGATTGTAAACCTGAATCCGCCAATATTACTGAACCACTTTTTACTCTTAGAGTTAAATCTTCATTATTACCATTAGTTAATCTACCACCCATTACTACTCTAAATGTATCACCTACTTGAAATACATTTGATGGTATACTAAGACTACCTAATCCTGTCCCTATTAAAGAACTCTCTGTAGTTGTATTTGTAATAGGTGTTGAATCACTTGTTTGTGTATATAATCTACTATTCTTTGTTAGATAAAGATTATCAATATCATTTTCTATTGTTTGTATTGTAGAACATCCTGATAATGTATCACAAGTTAAAGTTTCTCCACCACTTATCTTTTGTACTGAGATTCCATTATTAGTAATAGTACTACCTAAGTTGAAGTCGTTATATTCAAAAGTGAAATCTAAATGATTATCTACAGTTGTATCGAATGTTGTATTCTGAGTTACATTATCAATTAAAAAGAAGTGTTGTGTATCAAAATCAGAAAAACTAGAACCATAGATATTTGATGATACGAAGATTTCTGCGTTACCACTAGTTCCAATACTTCTAACTGTCAATGTTGATTCATATACAAATTTACTGTTTGTTACAAATGGAACGGTATTATCTTGAAATAAAGAAATAACTTCCGTATCTGTATTATTAATTAATTTTGTTTTAAGTATTGGTGAGAAAAATACACCGTCACTTTCAACATCCATTCTAACATAATATCTATCACCTACTGATAAAGTATTCCCACTAATAGTTAAATCACCAACACCATAATTACTAGATAAATCACCTGTTACTCCTGATAATCCCGATATTAAACTAAATTCTGTATCTGTAGAAAGTGTATCTCCTGTTAATGTCTTTGGTATTGTTTGAGTATAGATACTATCAACACCTAAAGAACCTCCTGTTGAATTAAGTAATTGTTGTATAATTGAACAGTTTTCTAATGTATCACAAGTTAAATATGGTGATGGTGTAATATATGTTGGTGTTGTACCTGATGGATACACAACATCCGCCATAGGTGTAATACAATTTAAATGTTTTAATCTTAATGTTAAATCTATTACCCAACCTGTAACTCTATCATCTGTATCATCATATGTAGGTTCTATATTAACAGTATTTTCTAATAATGATACACCTCTACTACCTAAATTTTGAGAAATATAATTAATTAAATCTTGTACTATTTGTAAAGTATCAGATAATATCTCTTGTTGATTATCACTATCTACACCATTAGTATCTTCATAATTATCTTGATTATTAATCTGATCGACAACAATAAAGGTTAATACCATATCAGGTATCTGAATTTTATTACCTACAGTAATTGAAGATGGTGTTCTATGAGTAATCCATAGATAAGGAAAATCCATTTTTCTACTAACACCTATATCACTAGTGGGTCCATTCCCAAAGTCTTTTAATTGAAAATGGGCGTCACTAAACAGTTTAAACTCTTCTATTAATTCGTTATATGTTTTAATATATGTCATTGTTTTACAATTTGTTTTTGTTTATTTTCATTTACCTTTTGTTCTTCATAAAAATAACTTAACCAGTTTAAACAACTTATATAGTTCTTTTTATATATTTTATCTTCAGTAGTATTTAGTTCTTTCATCAAATTATGAACAACTTTAAACCATAAAAATTTTTCACTTATTTTAGTAGGTCCGTTAATATCATATCTTTTACTTTTAGGTTCTTCTTCTTTTTTCCTTTTTATTTCTCTACCAAAAAGTCCTTCATATTGTTTTCTAATATATCTACGCCATTCGAAAAAAAAATTAGATTATTATATACTTCTGTAATTGGTGCCTTTCTAAAAATATCTATTCTATCTGTTAAGAATGTTGTTTTAAAACTTTCCAACTTACCATTCTCTTTTTTCTTCCTTAAAAACAAACATAACATCTTATCTAAAATATACATTGGATTATCCGCCTCTTTTAATAAGGTTTCAATTGTAATACTTTCACCCATTGTTAAATCATTAAAATCATTTTTTACAAAATATTCTTCACCATCAATAACAATAGAGTCCTTCATCTTTTTATCAACATCTGTTTTCACAAAAGAAAAATTATTCTGTATCTCCATAAATGATTCTACAGGTAATAACTCTACATCATCTTTTGGTATTGTAGTTAGTATATTCATCAACTCCATTACCTTCTCTAAATCGTTAATATCTTTTTTCTCATCTAACTTAACAATTTCAATAAACTTATCTACAGTAACATCATCCCATTGTGTTGGAATATCGTAAGTTTTATTTTCTCCATCAATTTCTAAATTTAGTTTTACCATAACTTTTTTATTTTAAAATATTATTATCTTTAATTTGTTTTTTACCTAATCATAAAAGGTCTTACTCCCTCTGTAGTTTTTTTCTTTAATACCATCATCGCACAATATCTGGCGGCGTCGCATAAATGATTATTAGAGTCCACAGGAACGTTTGTATTGTTTCCTTCCTTATCTACCTTCCATATGTACTTAGATAATTCGTCTAATAAGTTCTTTGAACGTTTGGTGACACATAACTTCTGTTCTTGTAATAACTCTATACCATATAAGATACTATCTCTACCTTTATCTACTGGTTTTATATTGATACCACTTCTTCTTATATCTGCGATACTTTTAGGTTCCGCCGAATCGGCGTATATAGGACTTCTTTGAAATCCATATGATTTTATCTTATTACTAATATCACTATTTAATAATCCTGTTTGATAAAAGATTTCATCTAAGATTATTTTGTCATCCCATTTATATAACGCCACCAAAGAAGATGGATCGTTTGTAAAACCAAAGTCTAATCCTAATCCTAATAATCTTGTTTCATTTTCAGGTAGTTTATCTATGATATCGTAATTAGTAAATATAGTTCCTTGTAATTTACCTTCTAAACCATCCAAATATACTTTACACCAATTATCCCAATACTCAGATGTTTTCGCCAGTTCTCTTTTACCTTCTAAGAAGTCTATTACGTTCTGTGGTAAACCATTATTATCTTTATAGGTTAATATTAGTAATTCTGAATTATCGTCCTCTAAAACCTCTTTATTCCAAAAACTATGAGACGGGTTATAATCAATATAAATATCCTCATTGGTTCTCATCGCTAATTCTAAGTACGAATCTCTTGTAATATTGTTCGCCTCGTTAATATATAAAATATCTCTTCGCGCACCTCTGAGTTTATCTCCCATATCGGCGGAAAAGAATTCTATATAACTACCATTTAAAAATTTATATGTACTATTAGTGATGTGCCACTGATCAGATTTAAATCTTTCTGTAGATTTTAATATGTTGATGAAATCTCTTACACATCCACGTCTCAAGTGAGGTGTACTTTCTGAAACTACTGAAACTGATAAATTAGGGGTTTTAAGACACTTATCTAATAGGATG